AGCCGTTCTCAATATCGGCTTCGGCCTCTAGGTCGAGACACGCCACTTTAACCCCATGTTCGGGGTGTTTCAAATAAATAACAGCCATTGGTTACTTTCTAAAGAAATACAGCGGCCCGTAGGCCGCTATATATTAAGATACCGAAAATTCCAGATTATAAACAGGAAATGTAACGGTGTTAGCAAGCGTTCCAGAAACCGTAGCGCGGATACGCAAACGATCACCATCAGCAACAACCAGATTGGCTGCGGTGCCGTTGAGTGTCAGTGTGCGCTTGGCATTGGCTGTGATAGCTGTGCCGCCCGTTGCTTTGGTTGTGTTAGCGTCAGTAGCCGCTAACATAGCCGCTGTGCCCGATCCAGTCTGACCAAGATTGGTAATGCTGAACGTAATGTAGTTCGTGTCATTAGCAGCTAGAGCATCTACGCCAGAAAAGAGCGCCGAAGTAAGAACACCCGCAGAGGCTACAATGAGGAAAACATCGTTGGTTCCGCCGGTGGTCGTAGCAATCGTCGCGCCTTGCTGACTCTCAGAATAGCCAGTGTAGATATTAGAGAGAACTTTGGTTGTAGAGTCCAGCGTCGCTCCAGTGATCGTTGCGCCCGTGATGGTTGTGCCAGCTACGAGTTCAGGATCAGAAAAAGCAACACCAACTGCTTTGGTGTTTGGCATGGAGATGTCCTCTAAAAAAGAGTGGGCTTGCGCCCACCCTAGTTATGCGATGCGGTAGATCGAATACGCAGCCGTGCCGGTTTTACGGAAGCGGAACGTAGCCGATGCTGGGTTTGTTGGGGCCGCAGCGGCTGCGTCAACAACAATAGCCTGACCAACAATCGAATTGCCCGTGCCAGCGCCGAACGTCACATCATTCGCGGCGTTGTCGCCGAGGTTGATGATATGAACGTCAAAGCCTGAATTGACTTTGAGGCTAGGGAAAGCCGCATCAATCAACGCGCCTGTTGGGAACGTGTAGGTGCCAGCATCCGTGCCGCCCGAATCAACGGTAATGAGGCCGTTGGCAAGGTTGTCAACGGTAACCGTTACCGTAGCGCCCGTAAGAGCGGAAGGCGCAGGCTGCGCGAAGATAAGAGGCTCAGTTAGATTGCCTGCCGAAAACTGATAGCCGCCTGTGCCCTGCGGAATAGCGCCGTAAGGGCCAAACGTCTCAAGCGGATAAGCCGCGTTCTGAGTAGTTGTCATGGGTTAAACTCCAAGAATGATGAGAAAAGGACGGCCCCGTAGGGCCATCGCTTATTAGCCCCAAAGGCGAACGGCCATCTGCGGACGAATCACGCTGTAGCCATAGAGCACGTCGATACGGCAAGGCAGACGGTCGTTGTTGATGTCATACTGACGAACAACGCGGAGCGAAATGCCATTGTGAACCTGACGGCTTGCCATATCGACACCCTGCGGAAGCAGAAGGTCGGCGGTGGCGAAGCTGATCGCGTCACGATGATAGATCAAGTTCTGTGGATACTGCGTAGAAGCAGCGCCAAGGAACGTGACAGCCGCGCCGGAAGCAGGCAGAGCGTCAACTGTAGCGAGAGCCTGAGTAGCCGAATACATCGCAGGAACAGTGACCGTAGCGGTTGTTGACGCCGTAACGTCAGCAAGAGCAACGAACTGATACAGCGAGCCGGTTGACTCACGGGTCTGTGGGTTGACAGCGAAGACGCTACCGATGGTGAACACGTCGCCAGCTTTGATGATCGTCGAGCCAAGACCCGTCAGAACGATGCTGGTTGAGCCTTCAGCCGTGACAGTCGTGTTAACCGTAACAGTGCCTGCGCGCGAGCCAGTCGTAAACTGCTTGATTGATTGAGACATATTCAGCTCGTCATAGCCGAGGATGCCTTCACCAAACATGCCGTTCTTGAACTGCTTCGAGATAGCTGAAACAGGGTTGAACAGACCTTTCATGCCTTCGATCAACGCAGCGTTAGCGGCTGGGTTAACAGTGGCATAGCGAGGCTGCATGACTGCGGCGTTCTCGTTAAGCTTTTGCTGGGCCTGCAACAGGACGAGCGACGTAGCAGGCGTGGTGCCTGGGGTGCCGACCGAGTTGCCGATGTATTTGAAGCTGTTTGCGACGTCGGCGTCGATAGAAGACGCGAGCTGCGAAATACGAGGCTTCAGAACACGTTCAGCGAAGTCGTCCAACTGCATCGTGAGTTCGGCGGTCGTGAAGTTCACGCCGATATGCTTCTGGCTGGAGACAGTGAGCGTGGTGTATTGCTCGTTGTCGTCCTGAACCTGAAGGGCAGCGCCGTCCGTGACCAATGCGCGGTCAGGAAGACGGATGCGGAGGGTCGAGCCGATCTTAGCGCCTTCTACAGCGAAAGAGTCGTCATACTGACGGTTTACAGTGCGCGTGAGGACAAGACTATTCTCAAGGATCTCAAGAGCCTTGCGAGTAATCATGTCGATTGTTAAAATCGAGTTAGACATGATTTAATTACCTACGGTTTTGCGCTTCCCACTTCTTGATCTGTCGCAACCGTTCGGCTTCAATCCATTCTGATGTTGACATCGACTTTATCGCTCGCGCGTCTGTCGTATCATATCTAGGGCCGGAGCTTGACCGAGTAGCCGTGACAGGAGCAAGAGGAGCTGGCGCAGTTGAAGTGCGTTTTGTCGGCGGATCTGCGACCAGTTTGGCCTCAAGTCTACCGATCTCCTTTGCCTGCAAAATCGGCGGCAAATTGGCGATCCGTTGAGCCTCTTTTGGATTGGAGCCTAAGTGATAGATCACTTCGGGGCCAATGTCTGAAGCCTGGATAGCTTGAGCCATATAGTCCGTTACGGGGAGGTTCGGATTATACGCGACTTGTTCAAAGTCATCGTATCTATCGCGCGCTTCCTCTTCACGGTCTTTATACGAATCAAGCAGAGCTGCCTGTTGTTTTGCGGCCTCTCGTCGTGCCAGCATCTCTTGAGCTTTTTGCTCTGCCAATGCTTCCGCATAGGCTTGAGCGTTCTCAAAATCATCTGGCGCGGGTGGAGGTGCGACCGGCTGTCTAGCCTGTTGCTCCGCAAGCCGTTGGGCTTGATCTCTTTCCCATTTGCGCTGTTCTCTTGCGAGGCGTTTGCCTACAATCGCGTCCAACTCTTCTTGAGAGAACGATTTCGTAGACTGTTGTTCCTCCGGCGTCGTCTCAACAGATTCAGGTGCCGCCGTGGCTTCCTGTTCCGGCGCGGGGCTGATCTCCGCTACAGCCTGTTCTTCGTCGCTCAAGGCAACTTCCTTTCTGACCTAGCTATCCGGCTAGTCGGTAGTAAACATAATTACATAAACACTTGTTAACCGTCAACTTGGTTCTACAAGAACCCATGATAGTGTTGCCTCATCCCAATAATAAACTCTACCATCATTAGGATACGGGGCGGGGGGATCCCATTGACAAGTAGTTGGGTTAAAAATCCAAGATGGGTAAGGTTGTGGCGGGACAAAAGCGTCAAGACTCACATCATACGAATACCCGACACCCGCAAAATTACGCCTAAAATTAGCATTATAACTTGTTTGAGCCCATTTTGTATCCGCGCCAAATAAATCAGTAAGAAATGAAATTCCTACTGGTTCGCTTTCGGGAAAAGGTAAATTATTTATGGTATCATTAGTTACAACAGTAACCTGTGTAACGACATTATTTTCATCTAATTTAGCAAAATGCGCCATTATATGCCTCAGAACGTAATGGTTCCTGACCCGTTAAATGTATAATACCTATAAGTCGCATCAGTAGTAACTGTAGGCGATCCTGTCGTAGACGCGGCTGCTGTATTAGAAAGCGGGTATCTAATAATTACTATGCCTGACCCGCCATTTCCGCCACCGCCTAATCTACCATCAAATGTAGCGTCGCGTCCGCCACCACCACCGCCACCTCTATTAGCCGTGCCGTTTGTAGGTGTTGTTGTGCTGCTAAACCCACCATTACCACCGCCGCCTGTGCCGCCATTACCACCTGCGGTGGAATCTCCCGCGCCGCCGCCGCCGCCAGCATAAGATGTTCCTAAAGAGTTCCAATTTAGGCCATTACCGCCATTACCGCCGCCTGTTCCCGGTGAGTTAGACCCTGCCGTGTCAGCCCCACCGCCACCGCCGCCTGAATAATTCCCTGACCCACCGTTACCACCATCTTTTCCTTCACCTGAAGTGCCAGTACCGCCAGCACCCGATGAGGTGCCTGTTCCGCCGCCGCCCGAACCACCAGAACCGCCAGTCGCAGGGCCAACTAAACCAGCGCCGCGCCCTCCACCTGTGCTTTCAATTTTGCTTCCGCTACCAACCGCGTTTGTATTCCAACTACATACACCGCCAGCCGTAGCATTTACGGTATTATAAGTTCCGCCTGTTCCACCTGAGTTAATAGTGACAGTATATGCGGTGCCAGTTGTTACAGCATATCCAGTAGCAGTTTTATATCCGCCTGCGCCACCACCACCGCCGCCGCCTGCGCCACCACCGCCACCTGCGGCAACTACTAGATATTCTATTGTCGATGGCGCTGTAGGCGATGCTTTAGCGCCTAATAACAGTGCGTATATGCCAGACATTAACTAACATTTCCTGAAACAACACAAACGGTGCTGCTGATAAACAAGATTGTTGCTACGCCTCTTGTTGCTAAAGTCATTGTGGCTTTATCGCTATCCGTCCCTGCGATATAAGCCGTTGTAATAGAGCAAGTAAGCGTAATGTTGCCAGATGTGTTGTTGAAGATAGACACAACATCACCTTCAGCAAATGTTGTGTCTGGAATTGTAATAGATCCGCCCGTTACTTGAACATACTTACCAACATCGCCGGTAGCTAATGAATATGCGCCGCTTGATTTAGTGCCGACAGGCGGGATGTTACGATAACCCACCGTCATATTTTCGGCAGGGAATGTTGCGGTGTAATTCGTCGCGCTAGAGTTAGCCGAGGCAAAAGATGTGTAGCCCGAAGACGACCCCGCTAAACGGGGAGTTGTCAGGGTCGGACTTGTCGCAAATACAAGCGACCCAGAACCTGTTTCGTCAGTAACAGCCGTAGCTAAGTTGGCTGATGACGGCGTGCCAAGGAATGTCAGGATTCCAGCGGCAGTTGTGGTCGTAGACGGAGCTACGCCTGCGCCGCCGCCAATAACAAGGGCACTAGCCGCAAGAGCTGCCGAAGAGGCAAGTGTGCCGGTCGCACTGTAGTAAAGAACGCCGCCTGACGTGCCGCTGGTTAAACCCGTGCCGCCATTAGCAACTGGCAAAGTGCCTGTGGCTTGGTTAACAGGAACGCTAGTGCAGTTTGTTAGTGCGCCGCTAGAAGGTGTGCCTAATGCGCCACCATTGACAACAAACGCTCCGGCAGACCCTGTGTTGACTCCAAGAGCCGTGACGACGCCTGTGCCGGTTGTAACCGTTGAGGGGCCAGTTCCAGAACCGCCGCCAACAACAAGATCATTAGCCGTAAGAGCTGCCGCAGGCGCTAATAAACCGCCCGCTGTGTTAACTGCGTTACCAATAGCTGTGACTACGCCCGTGCCTGTCGTTGTGGTCGCTGGGCCTGTGCCAGAACCGCCGCCAAGGACGATAGCGCTTGCAGTAAGAGCTGCCGCAGGGACAAGAACGCCGCCAGCGGTGTTTGTGTTATAGCTTATCGCAGTTAAAACACCTGTGCCAGTCGTTGTGCCAGACAGAGCATTCGTACCGCTATAATAGGTGATCTGACCGGCTGTGCCGGTATTAATCGTGCCTGCCGCAGCCGCAGCCCATATCGTGTTGCCAGAGCCGTCAGTTTGCAGGAATTGGTTAGCTGCGCCATCGTCAGGCGGCAACGTCATTGTCCAAGAGGCAGTATTGTTACCTGACGCTATCGACACTGAGTTAGCGCTGGACGAATTATACAGCTTTAGCGCTGCCGATGTCGTAGAGGCGACACCAAGCGACATGGTAGCTGTGCCGGTGCCATTTACGAATGTAAAGGCTGCATCGCCGCCAAATGAGCCAGCATTATTGAACTGAACCTGCGTGTTAGAGCCGCCAGGGGAGCCGCCACCACCGCCGCCACCTGCCGCCCATGACAGGACGCCGTTAACGTCAGTCTGAAGATAGTAACCGTTGACAGGCGCAGCCGCTGGGAAGGTCAGCGTATAGTTTGCAGCCGTAGAATTAGATGATTGCAGCGTAACAGTATTAGCGGTTGTGTTAGCTAATACGAGTGTGCCGCGCGTTGAACTAGCCGTGCCGAACGTAACCTGAGACGTGAAGGTTGGACTGGTTGCGAATACTAGAGGCCCAGATCCCGTCTCATCAGTGACAGCCGACGCAAGATTCGCGCTCGATGGCGTCGCCAAGAACGTCGCAACATTTGCCCCAAGGCCGTCAACGCCTGTGCTAATAGGTAAGTTCGTGCCATTAGTAAGATTAACCGACGTTGGTGTTCCAAGTGCAGGAGTGACAAGTGTTGGGCTGGTTGCAAAGACTAACGATCCGCTACCAGTCTCATCAGTGACCGCAGCCGCTAAATTGGCGCTAGATGGCGTTACAAGCCACGTAGCAGCGTTAGCATTTATGCCTGATAGGTTACTCGGCAAGTATCCCGTGCAGTTTGACAGATTGCCGCTGCTAGGCGTGCCAAGCGCGCCGTTAAACGTAACAAACGCGCCCGCAGAGCCGACATTAACAGCAAGAGCCGTCAATACGCCCGTGCCTGTGCCTGTTAAAGCGGATACAGGATAGTCCGTGCAACCAGATAATACACCGCTGCTAGGCGTGCCAAGATTAGGCGTAACAAGCGTCGGGCTGGTCGCTAATACGATGCTGCCGGAGCCTGTTGTCGTGTTACCAAGCGCTGTGACCGTGCCGCTCGTTGGGAACGTCAGCGTGGTCGCGCCAGTGAAGGTGAAAGTTGAACTATACGCCCCAGAAGTGATGAATGTTGAGTTATCAGCTAGGGTGAGAGTAGCTGCCGTCGCCGGAGCTGTTATTGTAACCTTATTGACAGTGCCGTTTAGGGCTAAATTACCGCTCTTATCAACGACAAAAGAGGCCGTTGTGGCCCCTGTAACGGTCAGATTCAGCAAATTAGACGACGCTGACGAACCAGAGTTAGTAACGGCTAGTTTTATGCCGTTCCATGTAGTTGCAGCATCATTCCATGTGTCAGTAAGATTATAAATAAAGGCCATTTAAATTACTCGTAAAAGACCGTCACATTTGGATTCGTGCCGCCGAGGACAACATACAGACCTTTACTTAACGTGACACCTTCAGGCGGAAATGAGTAATTGCCTGGGACTGCGCCCGTAAAAGTAGATACAACAACAGGATCTGAAGTCGAAGCCGTCGCTGAATCGTAAACTGCGATGGTTGGTGATGAACCGCTAGAGACGAAAACGCCTTTGACCTTGGCAAGCCCTATTTTAACTTGCGAAGTGGCGGTAAGATTTAGAGCATATGCCATTATAAACCTCAGGCTAAGAATTTGAGCTTGTAGAGCGTGGATAAATATAGCCCTACAATCTCATCAATAATGTTCTGTATAGCTGTTTCGTCCTTATCGCACACTTTGTAGCGCATATCTTCAACATCTTTGAGTGAATCTTCAAGAAACTCAATGACATTGTTCGTTTTCTTGGCCGAGTGTAGCGTAATCGGGCCGATCAGTCCATGTCTGCCTTGGTAGGCTTCGGCTAAATCGTCAGCTAAGTTGATGACTTTGCCGTAAAAACCGCCTAAAGCCTTATGTTTTGCATAGGATCGCGTGTTTAAATGCACGCTATGCGTCACATCGCGGGCTAGAAACAAATGTCCAATTAGATCCGCGCAGCTCATTATTCTAATCCCGGTAATTGAGGTTGCATAGGCGTCGATCTAGGCACAATGTCACCTGTGTCCATTGCCGCCGCAACAGTCCCCATCACAATGTCTTGGATCTGTTCAGGTGACAGGCC